TTGCGGACTATCCCGAACAGCGCGGTGATACGCCTCCAACCGCAACACAATGGGTTGACGAGATGCTGCGGGCGCAGCGCCGCATTGGCACACCTGGCATGAACTTCTGGCGGGTCGGCCCCAAGGCAATATTTGAGCGGTTTGCATGGCTGTGCGAGAAAGACGGGCTGGTTGAGCCGGTATTGTCGGGCGGCACGCGCGTGCCGCTATCGCCACAGAATCCTGCCACTCAGGCGCAAGATCAACAGCAATTGCAGGTCGCTATGCGGCTTCTCGAAATCGCCAAGGGCTTTTTCCCGCAAACCAGTCAAGCGGCGATCGATGAGCTGGCGACCATGGAAAATATCAAGAAACTGTTGCGTGATCAGCTCGTCAGCTTCCGCAATCAGGGTCAGGTGCAGGATTTGATTACCAACATGCTCGGTGCAGCGCAGCAAATGGGCGCTATTCCGGGCGGTGGAGGCCAGCAATGAAGTTCTCTGATGAGGCTGTGCAGGTTGCTTGGCGAGCGGTTTTTTCCGGTACGCAAGGGCGCATTGCGCTGCTTTCGCTGCAAAGCGTGGTCGCTGAAATCATCCATGGCGATGTGAGTGCGTTGCAGGAACACAATGGCCGACGCAGTTTCGCGGCACAATTGATGGCGCTGGCTGAGATGGAACCGGTGAAAGATGAAACAGATCGAAAACGACGTGACGAAACAGGTAGAAAGTCAAGACGGCATGGACCAGCGGGTCGGGAATAGAGGCGCATGGATTGCGTCTTCTGTGCTTGGGCCGCGCATTGCGTTCAATCTTGACGAAGGTGGTTCGGGTGGTACTCTGCCGGCTCCGACGGGAGAAGCAACGCCTCCCGTGCCAAAAGTCGAAACTCCTCCTGCAGCGCAGCGTCCCGAAGGCATTTCCGACGAATATTGGGATGACAAGGCGGGATCGGTCAAATTTGCGGAATTGACCGGCAAATTGAACGAACTGTCAGCGTTCAAGGCCGAACAGGATTCGCGCTCTGCTGCCCGTCCCGAAAAGCCGGATGGGTATGAAGTCAAGCTTCCTGCCGACTTCAAGCTTCCGGAGGGAGTCACATTGCCCGAAGGCCAGAAAATACAGGTCAATGCGGATGATCCGCGTGTGGCCGCTGGCCGCGAGTTTGTCCACCGCATGGGTGGCACTCAATCGGACTTTGAAAACCTGGTTGGCATAGTTGCCAGCATGGACATTCAGGAAAACATTGCTCTCGACAAGGCGCAGAAGGCGGAAGTTGAAAAACTCGGCAGCCGTGGGGTCGAGCGCAGCGCGGCGGTAAGCGCGTGGCTCGATGCCAAAGGCGCTGGCGCGTTGAAAATTGCCCTGTTCAGGGCTGACCAGATTGAGGCGGTTGAACGGCTGATGTCGGCCAATCGCCACGATACGCCGGGACGTCCCGGCGCTGAGCGTGATGGAAAACCTTCGGGTCAAATCGAGGGATACGACAGGATGAATTTTCGGCAGCGTATGGCAGCGGCAATGAGCCAGCCAAACGCCAACAATTAGGAGATATAAATGGCCATCACGCCAATTTCAGTGACGATCAGCAATCCTTTGCCGATGACGGAATATGCAAAGACGCTTGAAGAAGGCTCGCGTCAGCGGGTTTTTGTCGAAAACATGGCAAAAACATCTGACTTGCTCGGGGCAATTACGATTGTTCCTGCCGACAAGGGCAAGAAAGAGTTTCTCGACATTGGCCGTCTGCCAGTCGTCGGCTTCCGCAATTTCAATTCTCAGGGCAACAAGGACACGGGCACATTCAATCTGCGGGAAGAAGACACATTCCCGATGGATGAATTTGCCGAAGTTGACCGCGCCTTGGTTGACCGTCTCGGTCCAGAACATCGTATGCGTCAGCTTGAATTGAAAAATATTGCCATGGCGCAGTATGCCTCGCAGATCATCGTCAAGGGCGATAACTCTGCTGCTGGCGCAAAGCAGCCAAATGGTATGCAGGTCCGTTGCGGTCAGCTGAATACAAACCTGTTCCACAATTCTGCTGCGTCCGGTGGTGCCGTGCTTTCGCTGGCAAATCTTGATCTTCTGTATTGGTCAGTCAACAAGCCGACGCATTGGATATTCCCGCGCTCGCTGATGCCATATCTCGATGTTGCTGCGCGCAACTCGACCTTGACGGGTCAGTCGTTGGTCTATGACGGCCAGGATGAATTTGGACGGCGAATCCTCAAGTACAAGGGCCTGCCAATCCTTTACGGCTATGACCCCGACGATACGCCTGATCTTCTTCCTCTCAACGAAGTTGCCTCTGGCGGCGGTGGCGCGGTAACCGGCTCGATCTATTGCGCTTCTTTGGGCATGGACAAGTTCTACTTGATCGAGCAAACGCCGCTTTCCATTGGCAACTATGAGCCAGTTCGGGGAACTCCGTTTGAGGTCGCCGCCATCAAGTGGGATTGGGGTATTGCACGCGAACACCCACGCGCATTCTCCCGCCTGACGTCCATTGCATCTGGGACAATCGTGGCCTGACCGGCCACGGTGTTTCTCTCGACAACTCAATAGGAGAGCATTATGCCGCTCACGCAATCAACACTCCCCTCCATCGTCCCTGATTGGGACGTGCCATTGGACATTGCAACCGCTTTTGCCAATGGGCAGACCCTCACAGCCACTGGCTACATCAACGGCGTTCAAACGCAAATCGACATTGGGCAGGGCCGCTGGATCGGCAAGCTCAATCTGGATATTTCGGCGCTTGATCTTTCATCGGGTGATGAAACGTATCGAGTTCATCTTCTCGGCTCAAATGACATTGCCTTTGGCAACGGTAACGTTGAAATTCTTGCAACTCAGGACTTTGCAGCGGCTTCCGCTGGCCGTCTCGTTGCGACAATTGCGCCTGCTTCCAATGCCGTTCCGTCAACTGGCAAAAGCTCGTCACGGTTCACATTGCCCGTAACCAATCAGCGCGGCATTTTCACCATGCGGTACTTGCAGCTCTATCTTGTCGCGGGTGGCACAACTCCATCGATCACTCTGGCCGCATGGCTTGCTGCTGATCTGAGCTGCTGATCTGAGCGGCGACACGAAAAAAGGAACACTCGAAATGCAGACCAAAGTGTACCACATCAAACACGGCGAAGCCGACATGTATCAGGTTGACGCTGCTGCTGCGGTTCGGAATTTTCCGGAAGAATGGTCAACAAACCCGTGGCCGTCAAAGGAAGAAGCCAAGGCCGATGCCGATGCTGCGGCTGCCAAAGCAAAAGCTGAGGCTGATGCAAAGGCCAAGGCCGATGCCGATGCGAAGGCGGGCAAAACGGGCTGAATCCGGGGCGTTCCATCCCGCTCACTGGAAGAAGATGAAACGGGGGCTTCGGCTCCCGTTCTCATGTGTGCGTTGCGGCGGCTTTCATGCGGCGGCACTGTCCAGCCATCATGGATAAACTCACTGTCATCAATAATGCGCTGATCAATACCGGCAATAATGCGCTGAACGTGCTTAATGACGGCTCTGAGGAATGGCGCGTTGCCAATCAGGGCTTTGGTCGAGCAATAAATTTCCTGATTGGTCGTCATAACTGGCCGTTTGCGACGACTGTTGAAGAAATGGTGCGCCTGCCGGACACGGATAACAAGTCGCAGCTCTTTCGCGATAATTGCTTTCGGCTTCCAACGTTCCTGCACCTGATCGAGGTCTACCACGACGGCGCAGTGACGACGAATTATGAAGTCCTCGGCACAGTTCTTTCCTGCCCGTTTGATAGCGAGATGTTTGCAAAAGGCGTGCGTATGCCTGCCGAAGCAATCTGGCACCCGATGGCAGAGGAAGTGGTGACGCTGCACGTTGAATCTGCGGTCCTGCGCGGGCTCAATGAAGATTTCACGGCTGCTGACCGCGTTGAATCCAAGGCGGAGAACCTTTTGTTTGAAGCTCGACCTCGTGCTGACCAGGTGAACCCGGCACGCAACATGTACAAGTCGCCGACGCGCGCGGCCAGAATGTCGAGGCGCGGATGAAAATCAGCAAAATGGTGAAGCGCCAGCGGGATTTCTCGGCTGGTCAACTCGATGAAAA